CACGATTCCTCCAACGTTAGCGTCGATGACGCGAGTTGGACTGGGAATGGTGAGTGGGAAACTTCCGAAGCAGCTGTCTTTTACGTTCAACCGGTTGTGCCGGATAACTCCATTGATTTGGGTAATCCGGTCGAATGGGCATGGGAGGCTATTCCATTCTCATTCGTCGTAGACTGGTGCATACCAGTGGGTGATTGGCTAACCTCACTTGACGCTCTAAAGAACGTCAATGTGTTGGGAGGTGTAGTCACCAGGAAAGAGCGATTTCGCGGAACTTTCGATTGCAAGGTTTCCGGTAGCTATGCTGCCGAAGCCCCATCAACCGTTAGTTACGAGAGTCACTCAAGGGGTGTCTATGGAACGATTCCATTGCCACCTTTCCCACGTTGGGAACCAACGCATTCGTTTGCTGCTTTGCAGAACGCGGCTGCGTTGTTACACCAGGTTCGAGGTTGCTAATCTCGAGTCTACTTACATAGGTTCGCCTATAGGAGGCAATTATGCCTGCATTATCAACCCTCTCCATCTCGAATGATGGAGGTACAACTACCCAGAGCTATGACCCTATCTCCACTTCTGGAGATAGCGTTACTTTGGCTGATCGTAGTGCCCTTACGGGCGCTGGTCAGAGTACTCTTAGCCTTGCGTTTTCGCAACGTTCGGCAAAGCGTCCCACTGACCGCGTTACCATTAAACTGGCTCTTCCTTACGAAGAGACTGTTTCTGGTGTAACTACCGTCAACCATGTAGCTCGTGCCGAGGTCTCTGTAGTAATTCCGGAACAATTTCCGGCGACGGAGCGGGCCAAACTTGGTGAGCTGCTGTTGGATGCATTAGCAAATGCATCTGTTCAGAGCTATATCCAAGACTTGGAGCCGATGTATTAATGCATCGGATCCAAGCCCTTCTTTCCTTAGTCGTACCTTTCGCGAGATTGGTACGTAAAAGAGAAGATGGGGGCTTGCTCATCGTGGTATTCCTTTTGATCTGCTGCTTGCTGATACTTTTATCAGATGTAGCTTCTCATTAGGTTAACTAATTACTATCTAGGAGACAAACGATTATGAGTTATCATAAACGTGGCACGAGCCTTAAGCTCGAGCTCGAAGTTGCATCAGACCTGTGCATTATGATTGATAGTCCGAGATCACTTATGGTCTTCCTTCTTATAAAATATAAGGAGTTTGACCAGTTGGTGAACTTGGATATCCATCCGCACTTGTATTCTAACCCAGAACGTTTCGCAGATGATTATTTGATTACTAAGATTCTTAGTAAATCAAAACATTTGCCAACGTCCTTCGATAGAAAACAATCTGCTCTTGATTCCTTCTACAAGGGTGAAACTTTATGCCGCAATACTAACAGCCGGTGGTTTAATCCACGGAAAGCTGATATTAGTTTGATGCATGCAGTTTCTTATCAAGTTCAGAAGATAGTGGGCCATCTCTCGACTCGCGATTTGAACTTTATTCAACGCGGGTTTAGACATGGCCCTGGTGCAACATTCGACCTCAAGGGTACGGGATCAGTCAACTCTGATAAATATAGAGCACTGCCGTCCCTAACCGAGCGTCTAATACCTTTCGCACGTTGTTTGTGCGGAGATCGGTGGGCTGACTCAGTTTCGTCATTCACCGTGGTAAAAGGCAATCGGTTTACTTGTGTTCCGAAGACCTCTAAGACTGACCGAGGGATCTGCATCGAACCAACACTGAACGTTTATGCTCAGCTTGGTGTTGGTGCAGTTCTCAAAGCTCGTCTTAAGTCCGCGGGATGTAACCTGAGTGACCAATCGCATAATCAGAATCTTGCAAAACATGCAAGATCTCTGAAATTAGCGACCATAGATCTATCATTAGCAAGTGATAGTCTTGCAACATCTATAGTCTTCCAACTCTTACCACCTCGGTGGTTTGAATTGTTAGACTTGTTGCGG